GTGGAGATTGTAGATACGAATGCTACGCCAAGGTTGTACTATTACTGTGCGAATCACACAGGCATGGGTGGCAAGGTCAGTGTTGGTAAAGAATTGTTTGTTGAACGTATCACATCAGATACTTGGATTACAGGGCCTATTCAAACTACCACAGTGAATGTAGGTACTGGTGGGTCTATCAGCGCATCACTTGCGACATTGGACTTTACTAATACTACGGTAAATTTTAGTGGTGCATCTATAGCTGGACTTAGTAATTCCGATGTTGGTTTGGCAAATATTGCAGATAATGCTCAGGGCGTAGTTGTCACCGGCCGGGTTGCTGCTGGTAGTTTAGAATTAGGTACAGGCGGTTCTATCAACGCGCAACTTGGAACATTAGACTTTACTCATACTACAGTAAATTTTAGTGGTGCAAACGTAGGTGGACTTGGTGATACCATTCAAGATGAGGTAGATTTTCATCTGAATAAAAATAATGCGGGTGGTTCAACTATTATATCAGATGGGCAAGTACTAGGTTGGGATTCTACAGGTGGAGCGCAAGGTACGGGCGATTACGAGTGGATTGATCCAAGAGTTATTACAGGACATATAATTCCAGATGCAAACGAAACATATGATTTAGGTAGTTCTACCAATAAGTTTAGAGATTTATATTTGTCTGCAGGCACTTTATATCTTGGAGATAAAACATTTTCTCAAACTGATATTTTAGATTTTGACCTTACAATTGATCCAGAAACTTTCACAATCAATGTTGATGCACCAGACGCCGGTGGTGGAATGGATTGGAAATGGACTTGGGATGCTGGTAAGGTTGCATATACAAGACTTAAAATTACTAATGCATTACAGTCAAATATCCCACTTTATAATGATGGTACATATATTGTAAATAACTTCGCAGCACATGATTTGCACGGTGGAATGACGCAAACACATAAAATATACCTAAAGTGGGTAGACGGGCCAGGCACAGATAATCTTGTTTCTTGGACAACTTCTACTTTGAATATAACTGGTGTAACTCATCCAGATATCAATGGTGGACAATCCACAGAAGTGCAGAGATTGAATATTAATGTTCCCTCTACAATCACACCACCAACACTTAATAACCCTGCAATTTCATATAATATTTCTTTCGCAAATGCTGGCGCATATACATTTGGTGGCTCGGCGCATGGAGATAATCCAGCATTAAATCCTTTATATCGCGGCGGTACATATACTTTCAATCTAGATGCTAGTCTTACTGGACATCCTTTCTATCTTACCACAGATGATGGTACAAACTATGTTTCTGGTACATATGTCGGAGAATATACAGATGGCGTCACTGGTTCTAGGAATGAAAGTGGCACTCTTGTGTTTACTGTTCCAGCTAATGCGCCGGATACATTATATTATCAATGCGGCATTCATGGCGCAATGAGAGGTACAATTACAATAAAAGACCTTGTGGTGGAAACAAATGTAGATAATAACTATATTCTATATTTTCAACACGACCAACAAGGTCATAAAACTCCAGTAGAAATAAAACCAGTGCCAGTAATAGAAGATGTAGATAATCTAACACTTGTATGGGATGGAACAACAAGTAAATTTAAAGCAAAAGACATGGGCGAATATATGGATGATACAGTCCAATTTCAGTCTAAGTTAGAAAAGGTTATTAACGAATCTACTGTAGTTGAAACTGGTTTAAATGATACAGAAGTTTCCACAAAAATTAAAGACGAAACAATATTCAATATAAACCTACATCAAGGGGGTGCTCTGCAAGTACACACTGGTACTAAGAGATGGTATGCACCATATAATTTACAGGTAACAGGAATTACTTCAAGACTTGGAACTGCTGCAGATGCAACTGTTGGTGTTGATATCAAAAAGAATGGAGTTTCAGAAGAAACATACTCTTTTGGTACAAATGTAACAACTACAACAATTGCTGATCAGACAATTAATATGAATGCAAATGACTATTTAACCGTTGATGTTACGAGTATTGGAACAACAAATACTGGAGAAGATCTTTACGTCCAGTTTACATATAAAAAAGTATAAATAATAGACAAATGGAGAATTATAATGGATTTTACCAAAGAAATGAGTGTTGTGGATGAGAATGATGAAACTGCAACGGTCACATTCAATTTTCAAGCATCACTTGTAGATGGTGTGGCAGAAATTTTTGCAGTAGATGCAGATGGAAATAAAACAAGTTTAGTTTTACAACCTTGGAAAACCAATTCAGATGGAACAAGAAGTGATTGGGTAGACCTTGATGAAGTTGTTGATTGGTATCATGATTTAGATGTATCATTCTAAGGAGAAAAAAAATGGCAAAAATTAAAAGAGCATCGCGCACGTCGGCAGTCTCAGTATTTGAGGATCCAAGGCCTTCAAAAAATACAATATATTTAGATCATCAGGCACACGACAAGACAACATTGGCAACAAAGTTTGGTGGAACTTTAAGATTAAAATCGTCTAGTGAATCTGACGATTTTAATGCATACACCTCTGGTAATTATATTGAATTAACAGTAACTGACGCACATTCATTACGCGCTGGAGCTCCAACTACAATGGCACTAACTAAAGAAACTGCATATTGTTGGCATTATGAAGGAGCTCATGGAGCAAATCATTTGAATAATGTAGATTACTGGAACTTTTTTTCAATTGATCCCACAATCCAATCTGCGCCGCTTAGAAGAATTGTAGATTCAAATACAAATGATGAACTACTGCTATATAATAACAAACCATCACACTATAACTGGTACTATCAACATTCTTGGTTCAATCCTTCGCCTAACAGAGAATTATATGAAACAAATCCAAACACAGTTTTTGGATATGGGGGGTCAACCAACTCTACTGATCACCAAGAACCTGTATTTTGGACTGTGAAAGACCCAAACAGCGACAGAATTTCAGGAATTGGTGGTAAATTTAGGTATAGCTATATTTTCAGACCTTGGATGGGTATTGCAAGAAACTCATTTTCATCATTCGATAGTACCAATGACAAATATGATATTAGTCTTGCAAATCCTTATTGGTACATGTATATCGGACAGTCTACGCAAGACGGACAACCATTATACCTTGCAACTCATTCCGATACAGACTACACCCATTACATTCGCAGACATAATATTTCAACTGATAATACAACTGATATGTTTTCGAGCACAGCTGCGCCAGGCGCTTCGGGCACTTCATATGGTGGTGCAAGAACAATGAATACTACAATGGGTCAGATGCAAAAAATTTCATCAAAACATTTTGATGATCCAGGCGCTGCTGATAAGTGTTGGTATGTGCCATACTTTGATACAAGTTATAACTATCATCCATTTGTATTTAGATGGGATCAGTCAACCGATACTTTCACAAGAGATCAGGCAACAAACATCACTGGAGATTTAAGTTCTACACATATGTTAAACTTGCCTGGCACATCCTCAGATGCATATGGTTTCTTAGGTGTCGTATGGAATGAAACATTTGTAAATGGTGGTAATAGATACCTAACTGCTATGTATCTTTGTGGAGAACATAGAAGAGTAGATTCTGATTCACTTGCAAGAACTTTTGTTACATATTCAGTCGATCCAGCAGACCCTACGGCCCTAACACATCATTCAACAGTAACTATTCCAGAAACTGCAAAACAATCTGTTTTTCTAAATGATGCAAAAACTCTTTTGGGTGTTTTTGGTGTAGATGCGTTTTATATCTATAATTGGGATAATGTAAATGGTTGGACACTCACAACAACTATTGCAGAAAAAGCATTTGCAGTAGGCAGAGACTCCACAGATAGAATTTGGATGGTTGCTGGTGGTAAAAATTTGGGATATGCAGATATTCATGTTATTACACCAACAATTCCTGTAAGAATTACAATCACTCCTGCTCAAGCATCTTATAATCATACTGGTTCCGATATTAACAGTACGGTTGATGTGAGCGCATATAATATTGCAGGGGAAAGGATTGCAACTGATGTTGAATTGTCTATCGATGGTAGTACAATGACTTTCTCAGGTGGTGCGACTACAACAACTGCTACCACATCAACATCAGCAGAGACATCTGTAAATATTATTGTTACTGGTGCTGGATTGAGTGATATTGTAGCAAATGTATCAATCTAAGGGGGGTACATGACAACCCTTACTGTAAATACAAGCGGGATACCAAATATTAGACCTACTTATGGAAAATTTCCTGTAAGTAGTTCTAGTTCTAATGTTTCTTGGCCAAGCGCAGTATCCTTGGATGTATCATTTGGCGCATATACAATTAATAGTTCGACTACTGTACCAACATCGCAGTATATATCTACAAGAACACCAGAACAATATGCAACTATAGCTGGACATACTTCTGGAAATGCTTTATCAGATTCTTATTCTCCTAACTGGAGCACTGCTGTAAATACAACAACAATAGATGGAAAACCTTGTCTTGATCTAGATACAACTCATGTTATTAGTATGTCAGGAACTGCGCCGGTATTTGGCCAATACTATACTATGTTTGCTGGATGGTATCCTAGAGTATCAGATAGCGGATGGAGAACATTATGGCGTGGGGATAATGACCATAATATTATTGTAAATAATGGGGCCAAAGACCTTGGAATGTATTCAAATCGTAATGGTAATTGGAGAGATACTGGATATAATATTTCAATAACATGGCAGACACTTATTGTTGTTGGACAAGGCGATAGTTCTACAGCATCAACGGGAACTCAATATTATTATATAGATGGGCAGTTAGTTGGAACTACAGATAGAGTAGTCTCTGGAACAAATGCATCATCTTTTGGTTATTCTGGCCAGGCGCCAGGATATTTTACAGAATTTGGATTTTGTAATCAGGCATTTTCTGCAACTGAAGTTCAAGAACTTCATGAATCGCTTTCTCTTGGATTGGCGGGTATCTCTGGCAGTGTAGGTTGGAAGGATAATTTTATTTATACAAACACACAACCATCTTCTTATACTACCCCAGATTTGTCTTTTTATGACAGACAAAGAGTACAAGTATCTTCTAAAAATACCATAACACACACCCCGAAACATTTCAGAAAAACAATTACATCTATAAATAATACAGTTCCTTATAATCTTGCAGAGTTGAGAGAATTGGATGGAACACGAAGACAGTATAAAATCGCAAGAGCTATCCAAAGTGATGTGAGTGGAAGCGGCGATGGAGGCGGTTCTAGTGGAACTTCTGAAATTCAAACTTGGTATTAAGAAAACAACAAACTTAAAAACATATAAATAGTCGTATAAACCAAGAGGTACGACTATGGCAATTGTTACAACTAGGACTGAATTCAAAAATTATTGTCTAAGAAAACTAGGCTCACCAGTAATACAAGTTAATGTTGCTGATGAACAGGTCGAAGATAGAATTGATGATGCCTTTGAATATTATAGAGATTATCATTATGACGCAGTAGAGGATGTTTTTTTAAAGCATCAAATTACTGCAGATGATATTACAAATAAATGGATTCCTATTCCAAACACTATTATTGGAGTTAAACAAGTTTTACCATTATACGAAAATGGTAAAACTGCTATGAATATGTTTGATGTTAGATATCAAATGTTTTTAAATGATATCTATAATCTTTCAAGTACAGAAATGTTAACATATGAATTAACACAATCTCACATTCAAATGGTTAATGATATGTTAGATGGTCGTCCACAAATTAGATATAATCGACATCTAAATAAGTTGAATATAGATATTGATTGGTCAGATGCAATTTCTGAAGGTGAATATATTATTGTAGAAGCGACAAAAGTTATTGACCCAGACACATATCCAGATGTTTGGAACGATAGGTGGTTAAAAAGATATGCAACAGCACTTATTAAAAAACAATGGGGGGAAAATCTTTCCAAGTATGAAGGCGTTACAATGCCTGGTGGAGTTACTTTTAATGGACAAAGAATTATCGATGAAGCATCAGAGGAAATCACTAGACTTGAAGAAGAAATGAGTTTAAGTTATGAACTTCCAGTCGATATAATGATCGGATAATATTATGGCGACTAACCAATATTTTAATACAACATCTGTTACTTCTGAACAGAGTTTGGTGGAAAATCTTGTAGTAGAGTCCATTCAAATTCATGGGCAAGATTTTTACTATATTAAAAGAGATTTGGTTAATGCAGACACAGTGTTTAACGAAGATACATTATCAAAATATGAAACTGCATGGCAAATTGAAATGTATATAGAAGATACTGATGGATTTCAAGGAGAAGGTGATTTCCTTTCCAAATTTGGACTTGAAGTTAGAGATCAACTTAATGTTGTCGTATCCAAAAAAAGATTTGCAGAAGAAAAACCAGATTATGATACTCCCAGAGAAGGTGATTTAATATACTGGCCATTAGTAGATAAAATATTTGAGATTCAATTTGTAGAAGATGAGGCCTCGTTTTATCAATTAGGTAAAATTTATGTATATAGATTACAAACAGAAGTCTGGGAATATTCGCACGAATCTATAAACACTGGAATTGATGAAATTGATGATATTGTAGATACTCATATGTTCTCTGTTGATATGACGTTGGGTACAGGTGCTGGGGATTACACAGTTGGTGAACAAGTATATCAAGGAAGTACATTAGAAACTGCAGATGCAAAAGGACAGGTTGTTACATGGAATGCCGGCACTAAAGTTTTAAAGGTAAATCATCTCACTGGCGACTTTACAAGTAATGTCAACGTTATAGGAGCTCAGTCTAATACTTCTTATTTATTGGGTGCAACACAGGAGTTGATATATACACAAGATAGAACTGTGGATAATGATATATTTACTACATCAGCACAGGCAGATGATATTATTGACTTTTCAGTAACAAATCCATTTAGTGAGGGTTATTAATGTTAGGTAAAGTACCACAGTATAGAAGTACCATTAGAAATTATGTAATTGCATTTGGTGAAATATTTAATGATATCACCATTGAAAGAAAAGATTCTACTGGAGCTGTAGAAAAATATATTAAAGTTCCTTTGTCATATGGGCCTACAGAGAAATTTTTAAGTAGATTAGAGGCAAATTCATCCAATAATGAAGTCGCAATAGTATTGCCTAGAATGTCATTTGAAATAGCGGGGATTTCATACGATCCTACTAGAAAAAGAAATAAACTTCGTGGTGTAAGAAAACCAAAAGAGTTAGGAAGTACATCTAGTGATTTTATTTATAACCCTGTACCATATGATATAGATTTTACATTATCGTTAATGGTTAAAAATGCAGAAGATGGAACACAAATTTTAGAACAAATACTTCCATTTTTTACACCATCTTTTAACGTACCAATAAAAGAAGTTGCTGAATTTGATGTTGTCAATGACACACCATTCATATTAAATTCAGTAGATGTGCAAGATGATTATGAGGGAGATTATCTTACTAGAAGATCTTTAATTTGGAGTTTAGGATTTACAGTCAAAGGACACATTTGGGGTGGTTCGGGTTCTAAGGATGTTATCAATACCGCAATTACTAATATTTCTGAAATAGATGGTAATGAAACTCGACAGTTGAGTACTGCAACAGTACCTAATGATTTTGGTTTCGGAGCAGACCTTCCAGAATAATGGAGAATGATATGAGTGATAAAGAAATAGATTCAAAATTAAATGAAGTTTTAGAAGTGAAAGATGATGATTATCATCCCATAGAAATTCAGTCTAATACAGAACTGGAATATATAGACACGTCAGAAGAAAGAAATCATGATATTAAGAATGATTACGAATTTCGTAGAGAAAAATTATATCAATTAGTTTCAAAAGGCGAAGATGCATTAGAAAATCTTTTAGTACTTGCAAAAGAATCAGATCACCCAAGAGCATATGAAGTTTTTGGACAACTCATGAAAGCAAATATGGATGCTGTTAAGGATTTAACGGATCTGCAAAAAGATATGAATAAAATAGAAAATGAAAAAGGTGGCAAAGGCCCGAATAAAGTTGTTAATAATAATTCAGTATTCGTAGGTAATACCAATGAGTTGTTAGAGATGTTAAAGGGTAAAAATAGAGAATGAGTGAATTCTATAACAACAATCCGAATTTAAAAGCTGCTGGAATTAATATAGAATGGACAGAAGAGCAGGCCAAAGAATATGTAAAGTGTATGGATGATCCTGTTTACTTTATTAAAACATATATGAAAATTGTTAATGTTGATACTGGACTTGTAAATTTTGATCTTTATCCTTTTCAAGAAAATATGGTTCAAAACTTTTACGATAATAGATTTACTATTTGTAAAATCGGTAGACAGTCTGGTAAGTCAATTACATGTATTGCATTCTTTTTACACTACATATTATTTAATAAAGATGTTTCTGTTGCACTACTTGCAAACAAACTTGCAACCGCGAGAGAATTATTGGGTAGATTACAGATGGCATATGAACATCTACCTAAATGGTTACAGCAAGGGGTTGTTGTTTGGAATAAAGGTAATATAGAATTAGAAAATGGTGCAAAAGTTATGGCCGCCGCGACATCATCTAGTGCAATTCGTGGTGGTTCTTTTAACATTCTTTTCCTAGACGAATTTGCATTTGTTCCGAACGAACTTGCAGAAGAATTTTTTAACTCAGTTTATCCTACAATTTCATCTGGACAATCTACAAAAGTTATTATTGTATCTACTCCACAAGGTATGAATCATTTTTATAAACTATGGAGTGATGCAACGGAAGGTAGAAATACGTATGTACCTATAGAAGTACATTGGTCAGAAGTGCCGGGCAGAGATGAAAACTGGAAGGCAATGACAATAAAGAATACAAGTGAACAACAGTTTAAACAAGAGTTTGATACAGAGTTCCTTGGTTCAACCAACACACTTATTAATACTGCAAAATTAAAAAATCTAGTATTTAAAAATCCTAAGAAAAAGAATAATGGAGTTTTATACTACGACTTACCAAGAGAACAACATCAATATTTTTTAACTGTTGATGTTGCAAGAGGTCGTGGGGGTGATTATTCTGCATTTTCAGTATTTGATGCATCAGAAATGCCGTTTAAACAAGTTGCAACATTTAGAAACAATGAAATTCCGCCCCTAGTTTTTCCAAATATTATTAAAAATGTTGCTAGACTATATAATGATGCATATATTTTGGTTGAAATAAATGATGTCGGACAACAAGTCAGTGACATTCTTTATCATGAACATGAGTATGAGAATATGATTACTGTACAAACAGACCCAAGAAAAGGACAAAGTATATCTGGTGGGTTTGGTAAGTCTTATACAATAGGAATTAGAACAACAAAGGCAACGAAGAAAACAGGTTGTTTTAACCTAAAAAGTTTAATAGAAGAAGATAAACTATTAATTGCAGATTTTGAAACTATAAATGAACTTTCATCATTTGTCTCTAAAGGACATAAGTTTGAGGCAGAAGCCGATAGGACAGATGACATGGTAGATACTTTGATATTATTTTCGTGGATGACTACAGAAGTTTATTTTAAGGATTTATGTGATAAGGATACAAGACAAGAAATATACGAAGAAAGACTACGTATGTTGGAAGAAAATATGTTGCCTTTTGGTTTTGTCCATTCTGGCGCAGAGATTGAGACTTTTGTAGACTCAGATGGCGATAGATGGTTTGGTAACGATCATTAAATCATATTTTTTATAAATAAATTATGAAACATACAAAAAGAGTTGATTTTAACAAAACTAAAACTATTAATATAGAGGAGATGAAAAATGCCATTCCAAGTAAGTCCAGGCGTTAATGTTTCAGAAATTGATCTCACTACTTCTACTCCATCAGTTGCAACGTCAATTGGTGCATTGGTAGGAAAATTCTCATGGGGGCCCGTGGGCGAAATTGTGAATATCAGTACTGAAACAGAATTAGTTAAGTATTTCGGCAAACCAACATCTGAAAATTATCAGTCTTGGTTTACTGCCGCGAATTTTCTTGCATATGCAAGTTCTCTTAGAGTAAATAGAGTAATTGGTGCCGGTGCATTAAACTCTGTTGCTGGTATTGCAGGATCATCTACTCCTGTTGATGCTACGGAAGATTTCGTCGGAGTCGCGGAAGCAACCGATAACCTTGTAGGTGTCGGTGCTACAACCCAAAATGAAACTGGTGACGGTACAACTGCATCAATTACGTTAAGTGCAACACCAGCCGGTACTGTATCAGTATCTGTTGATGGTGTAACTTTAACACCCGATGTACAATATACTATTAGTGGTACAACATTAGATTTTGCAGCTGGTACTGCGCCATATGGTGCTCCTGCCAATGCAGATGCTATTGTAATTACTGTTACAGCAAAAACTGTATTTACACTTTCTAGAGATGCATTTGGTGAAACAGTTGCAGTAACTGTAGCTGGTGCAGCAGATACAAATATTTCTGTTGATGGTACATCACTTACATTTACATCTGCGCCTGCTGATGGTGCAGCAATCGTTGCAACTATCCCTGCAAGAACAAAATTTGAAATTGCAGAGACAGTTGATTCAACTGATACCGTTGGAGTAACAGTAGATGCAGCAGACAAAACAGTAACAACAGATTATTCTGTAAGTGGTCAAGTAGTAACTTTCGTTACTGCGCCTGCAGATGGTGCAGCGGTACAAATTAAAGTATTCGGTACACCAACTGTTAACTATACATATACACCAGTATTAATTAAGTCAGAAGATGATATCACATTTGATAGCGGTCAAGGTAATGGTGCAGTATTTGCTGCGCGTTGTGCCGGTTCAGATGGGGATAAATTTAAGACTTACATGGTTGATGCCGCAACATTTTCAGAATTACCGGCAAATCTAAAATCATTGTTTAATACTGCACCAGATACTGGTGAAGTTCATGTATTAGTTGTACAAAGAAACACAAATGGTTCAGAAACAGTACTTGAAAGATATGAGTATTTGTCAAAAGCATCTAACGGTAAAGCCGAAGATGGTAAAAACATGTACTATAAAGAAGTAATTAACCTTTCATCTGAATATGTATGGGTAATTAACCACCCTGCAGATGGTACAGATTGGGGTTCAGAGGAAACAATATCTAAACCACTTTCTTCGTTTACTTCACTTGCAGCTGCAGAAGTTTCAACATTTAGTGGTGGTAATAACGGTGTTGCACCTACTGCCGCCGAAGCGATTGCTGGATATGATTTGTTTGCTGACCCTGAGTTAGTTGACGTTTCACTAGTAATGAGTGGAGAATGGGCAGATGCTGCAAATGGTAACACTGTATTACAACATATCGTACAAAATATTTGTGAGGTAAGAAAAGATTGTGTTGCACTATTATCACCACGTTATGTGGATGTTAAGTCTGGTTCTGCACAAAATGTAATTTCATTCTTTAACACAACTGTTGGTGCTTATAGTAACTATGCATTTGTTGACTCAAACTTCAAGTATCAATACGATAAATATAATGATGTATATCGTTGGGTTCCATTTAACGGTGATATTGCTGGTTTAATGGCACGTACAGACGCAGAAAGAGACACATGGTTCTCTCCTGCTGGATTTAATCGTGGTGTCATCAAAAATGTTATCAAAGTTGCATGGAATCAGAATAAGACGGATAGAGATGATTTATATAAAGCATCGATTAACCCTGTTGTTACATTCCCTGGCCAAGGCACAATTCTTTATGGTGATAAAACATTCACTAATAAACCAAGTGCATTTGACAGAATTAATGTACGTAGATTGTTTATCGTACTTGAAAAATCTATCGCAACTGCATCTAAGTTTACATTGTTTGAATTTAACGATGAATTCACAAGATCACAGTTTGTATCCTTGGTAGAACCTTTCCTTAGAGATGTTAAGGGTAGAAGAGGTATCTATGACTTCTTAGTTGTCTGTGATGAAACTAACAACACTTCCGAAGTTGTTGATAGAAATGAATTTATCGGAGACATCTATATTAAACCAGCACGTTCAATCAACTACATTCAACTTAACTTTGTTGCAGTACGCACAGGAGTGAGTTTTGAAGAAGTTGTTGGTCAAGCTTAAAAAAGTATTATAAATAAAAGTAAATAGATTAACAAGGAGAAAACAAAATGGCATTCGATATCTCTGCATTTAAGTCCAACTTAACCGCTGGAGGTGCAAGACCGAATCTATTTGAGGCAGTTGTGAATAATCCAATTAACGCAGCTGCCGATTCAACATTTAGATTTGTTTGTCGCGCAGCTCAATTGCCTGGATCCACAATTCCTGCTATCGATGTACCATACTTTGGTCGTCAAGTAAGAATTGCCGGAAACAGAACATTTGAACCATGGACTGTAACAATTATTAATGACGAGAATTTTTCAGTCAGAAATACTTTGGAACAGTGGATGGCGAATATTAATTCACATGAGGCTAATATTCAACTCGCAGCTCAAACCGCTTATAAGTCAGATTCAGAAGTAAAACATTATGCTAAAGATGGTTCTACAATTGCAACATACCGCTTTTATGGTTTATTCCCAACCGAATTGGGTGCAATTGAATTATCTTGGGATGCAAACGATCAGATTGAAGAATATACTGTGACATTTGCATATGATTATTGGAATCACGATGGTGTGACTACTTAATCTAGCTATTGAGTGAGGTGAAATATACATGGCTGTTAAATTATTTGGGTTCGAATTAAGAACCCCTGCAGAACAAAAAAGAGAGCTGAAATCTTTTGTACCGAAAGATAGTACAACAGATGACGGCTCTCTTACTGTTCAATCTGGTTTCTATGGAACATATTTAAATCTGGAAAATACTGCAAAGTCTGATGCAGAATTAATAGATAGATATAGAGATATGTCTATTCATCCAGAAGTAGATTCTGCAATCGATGATATTGTAGCAGAATCTATCGTAAACGATTCAGACGATTATCCAATTAAAATTGATACAAAAAATCTAGATGTTACTGTAACAGTAAAGAAAAAGATTGAAGATGAATTCAAATCTATTTTAAAACTACTTAAATTTAAAGAAAATGGTTATGATATTTTCAAGAGTTGGTATGTTGATGGTAGAATTTACTATCATATTATTATCGATAATTCAAAACCAAAAGAAGGTATCAAAGAACTACGTAGGGTAGACCCACGAAAAATTAAAAAAATTCGTGAAGTAGAAAAGAAAGAGAAGTCCGTAAATGGAACTGAAGTACCATTAGTATCTGGTATGAAAGAATATTACATCTTTAATGACAAAGGTGTTGTTTCTGGAGACCAAGCATCTGGTATTCCAATTACAGTAGACTCAATCTGTTATGTTTCATCTGGTTTAAAGGATGCAAAAAGACAACATTCTATTGGACACCTACATAAAGTAATTAAACCACTAAACCAATTGAGATTGGTAGAGGATTCGGTTGTTATTTATCGTTGGACAAGAGCTCCAGAACGTAGAGTTTTCTATATTGACGTAGGAAACTTACCAAAACAAAAAGCAGAACAATATCTCTCTGATATTATGACTAAGTATAAAAACAAAATCGTTTATGACGGTAGTACTGGTGAAGTGAGAGATGACAGAAAACATCTTTCTATGTTAGAAGATTTTTGGTTCCCACGTAGAGAAGGTGGACGCGGCACAGAGATTGAGACACTGCCAGGCGGGTCTAATCTTGGTGAGATGGATGATGTAATATATTTCCAAAAGAAATTATACAAGTCACTCAATGTGCCTATATCAAGACTTGAACCAGAAAATAGTATTCAACTTGGTAGAGCGACAGAAATATCTAGAGATGAATATAAATTTAATAGGTTTATCGTAAGACTAAGAAATACATTCAGTAATCTATTTTTAGACTTGATGAGAAAACAACTTATTTTGAAAGGTGTTATAACACCAGATGAATGGGAAAATATGAGTGAAGATTTAATCTTAGATTACACTCAAGATTCTTATTATACAGATGTTAAAAATACTGAAATGTTAAGAGATAAAATTACATTGATTGGCGAAATGGAAGGTATGATTGGCAAATACTATTCGGAAGAATGGGTTAAACGAAACATACTAAAAATGAATGACGAAGAAATCAATGACATGGAAAAACAATTAAAGAAAGAGGCAGAGACTGCCGAACCTGAACCACAAGAAACTGATGGGGATGATAGTGATGACGGTGGAGAACAAGACAATTCTCAGAGTCAATTTGAATTTTAGGAGTGAATTATGAGTGAACAGGAAGAAAATATAAATACTACTAATACAGATATCGTTGATAACATTGTATTAGGCAACGTATCAGATGCTAAGGATGATATTACATCAATGTTAAATCAAAAGATTGCAGCTGAAATTGAAGATCATAAAAGAATTTTTGCTGCATCGATTTTTCAAGATGTTGAACCAGAAACTTTAGAAACGGAAGAGTAATATGTTATCTTTTGGAGACTATTTAGAAAACGACTTAGACGAAGCAATCAAACGCAAGGTTGTGATCCGCAACGGCAAGCGAAAAATTAAATATGTCTCTGACAGGCCGGGATATACGGTAAAAGATAAACGCGAAGTTAAAATTGGTGCTGGTGATGCAGTTAAGATGAGTATCAGGAATAAAAAATCAGCTAGAAAACGTGCCGGAAAAGTATCTATTGCAAATACAAAAAGAGCACGCTCTAACGTAAAGAGGACAGGACTATGAAACTCATTACCGAAATCGTAGAAGATATTAACATTGTAGAAGAAAAAAATGGAAAAGGTCTTTACATTGAAGGCGTTTTTTTACAATCCAATGTTAAAAATAGAAATAATAGAGTATATCCAACAGAAGTTTTACAACAAGAAGTAAACAGATATACAGAGAGTTATATTAATAAGAACCGAGCGTTTGGTGAATTAGGACATCCAGACGGACCAACAATCAACCTAGAAAGAGTATCCCATATGATTAAGGATCTCAAACTAGAAGGTGATAATTTCATTGGTAAGGCAAAAATTATGACTGAGACACCATATGGTGCGATTGTTAAAAACCTTATTAGTGAAGGGGCACAACTTGGTGTATCATCTCGCGGAATGGGTACAGTGAAAAAAACAGGTGATGCAAATGTGGTACAGGGTGATTTTTATCTTGCAACCGCAGCGGATATCGTTGCAGATCCATCTGCACCAGATGCCTTTGTAAATGGTATTATGGAAAATAAAGAATGGATTTGGGATAACGGTATTATTCGTGAAGCTGCTATCGACTCCTATGCGAAGGAATTGAAAGAAGCGAAAAGTAAACAACTTGAAGAAGTAAAGATTAATTTATTTAAAAATTTCTTGTCAAGTTTATAATATTATAAATAAATATGATTATACCAGATTACAGGTAAAAATAAGTAACCTTATAGGAGACCAAAAATGGCAGATAAAGATTTAGAAATTCAAGAAACAGAATCTGTTGTTGAAGAAACTGTCGCTGAAGAAACTACTAACGATGTGGTCGAAGAGGCAGTTGAAGAAATTACAGAAACTGACAGTGTTACAACTGAAGAAGTTCTAGCCGAAGACGATCTCGAAGAGGCAAAATCAAAATCTGAATCAGATGATGACGAAGATGATGATGCCGATGACGAGGAAGATGAGGATGAGGATGATAAACCATTCCCACCCAAAAAAGAAGGCTGGAAAAAAGGTAAGAAAGTGGCAAAGGAAGATATTGATGTAAAAGAACACATTGATGCGATGCTTTCTGGTCAAGATTTAACAGAAGACTTCAAAGATAAGGCTCAAACAATTTTTGAAGCCGCAGTTCTTGACAAAATCAATGAGGAAGTAGACCGCATGGAAGATCAATATGCGGAAACACTTGAAGAAAACCTTGTTGAAATTCGTTCAGAGATTTCAGAAAAAGTTGATGAGTACTTGACTTATGTTGCTAAAGAATGGTTAGAAGAAAATAAACTAGCCGTTGAGAACGGTTTAAGACTTGAAATTATGGAAGGTTTCATTAAAGGTCTTAAAACAGTATTCACCGAAAACTATATTGACATTCCAGAGGAAAAGGTTGACCTTTATGCTGAGTCAGTAAAGAATTTGGATGATACACAATCTAAACTTAATGAAGAAATTGAAAAGAATGTAAAACTTTCTCGTAGACTCGAAGAATCTACGAAAGAGATTGCACTTAATTCAGTAACTGAAGAATTAACTTTAACCCAAAAGGAAAAAGTTCGTTCGTTGAGTGAAGGTGTAGAGTTTGTTTCTACTGAGGATTATACTGACAAACTAAACATCATTAGGGAAAACTATTTCCCACAAGATGGTGCAGAAGTTGCAAGTGAAATTCTTGATGAAAGTGAAACTGAAACTGCGGTAGAAGATTCTCCTGTTGTTATTCAAGAGGAAGCTTCCAAACAAACTGTAACTAGTGCGATGGATTTCTATGCAAACACATTGTCACGATTTGCTAAAAAATAAAATATTATAAATAAATATTGAAGTTATCTAACTTAAATTAAATCAGAAAGTAAACTTAAAAGGAGACTATGATGTATACAGAAATGCATTTGTCAGATCAATTACAGGAGAAGTGGAAGCCAGTGATTGAGCACCCAGATCTTCCAGAGATCAAGGACTCTTACAAAAAAGCGGTAACTGCTATGCTCCTTGAAAACCAAGAGAAAGCGGCACGTGAAGAGCATGCCATGCTGAACGAGGTTAATGTTGTTGGTGCAGGAATGTCACCAACAGCGGGAGAAGGTGAAATTGCAGGTATGGACCCAGTTCTTATCTCGCTAGTTCGCCGTGCAATGCCGAATTTAATGGCCTACGATGTACTTGGAGTACAACCAATGTCAGGACCAACTGGACTTATCTTTGCGATGCGTTCACGTTATGACAACCAATCTGGTACAGAATCATTTTTCAATGAAGCTGATACCGCCCATTCTGCAACAGGTTCACATGCAGACACTGACCCATTTGCTGGTGCAGTCATCGCCTCTGGCGCTCTTGACGAAACTGGTGGAACTTTTGCATCAGGTGCTGGTGGTTCAACTGCCAATCTTGAAACATTAGGTTCAGGTGCATCAAACCCAATGGGTACTGGTGGACATTTCAACCAAATGGCATTCTCAATTGAGAGAATCACTGTGACCGCAAAGTCACGTGCCCTCAAAGCAGAATACACAATGGAACTTGCACAAGACTTAAAAGCAGTACACGGTCTTGATGCAGAGTCCGAACTCTCAAACATCTTGTCAACAGAAATCATGACTGAGATTAACCGCGAGGTTATCCGCACAGTTTATGCTTCTGCTGTACTTGGTGCCCAGAATCAAACAACCACAGGTATTTTTGACTTAGATGCAGATGCCGATGGACGTTGGTCTGTTGAGAAGTTTAAAGGACTTCTTTTCCAAATCGAACGTGAGTCTAATGCAATCGCAAAAGCTACTCGCCGTGGTAAAGGTAACATGTTAATCTGTTCATCTGACGTTGCATCTGCTCTTGCAATGGCTGGTGTACTTGATTACAACCCTGCACTACAAAACAACATCACTGCTGATGACACTGGACAAACTTTTGCCGGTGTACTTAACGGTAAAATGCGCGTGTACATCGATCCATATTTCGATGCTGCTGGTGCATATGAAGTTGCATGTGTGGGTTACAAAGGTACTTCACCATATGATGCGGGTCTTTTCTATTGCCCATACGTACCATTACAAATGGTTCGTGCAGTAGGTGAAAATACCTTCCAACCAAAAATCGGTTTCAAAACACGCTACGGTATTGTTGCGAACCCATTTGCTGAAGGTGCAACTGCTGGTAACGGTGCTATAACTGCCCGTACAAACCAGTACTACCGTATCTTCCGTATCGACAACTTAATGTCATAATAATAATTATAATAGACATTATACTATTAGAGGGGGTTTCGACCCCCTCTTTTTTTATATAAATATAATGAAAGGAGATGTGATATGTTAACTACATCAGATAATTTTAACAGATTTAATCAACATTCATTTAGTTTAACAATTCCGAAATTACCATCTGTAACGGATTATGCACAATCTACTGCAATCCCAGGCATGACTTTAGGTGAAGCACTTACCGGCACACCTTTTGTAGACAGAAAAGAGCCTGGCGATAAAATTATATTTTCTGTTTTATCCATCACATGTGTTGCAGATGAAGAACTAAAGTTATGGAAAGAATGTTTTGATTGGATATCATCTCTTGGTTTTCCAGAAAGTTATTCTCAATACGGCAGACTTTCGCAAGGTAATACTATTGTTTCTGGAGAAGATGCCTTCTGTGATGGTGTACTCACAATATATAACAACCAACAATCACCAATTTTGCGTATAAATATAAGAGATATGTTTCCAATCGCAGTAAGTGAAATAAACCTTGCAACAAATGATAGTGGAGATGAATCAACATCTTTTGTCATCGACTTACAATACAGGAGTTATGAGGTCGATATTATTATTTAAATTATGGAGTTGTAATGACAGATAAATTAAAAGACTTGATTGAAGAATCAAAAGAAGATATCCAAATCAATTTCCTTGAACTCATTAACGAATTAAACAGAATTCCTACACAGGTTGGTAAGTGGTTAACATATCATCAAGTGCAGAGACAAAAAATGATCTTAATCGAAACAGATTATAAAAAAATGGTTGCACTTAAAACCAAATTCTATATGGGTAAAATGGATGATGATGAAAGAGAGAAATATGGATGGCCATTAGAGGGCACAAAAGTTCTCAAGACAGATTTGCATATGTGGTTAGATTCTGATGACGAATTAATTAAAGAAAAACACAAATATAAAATGCAAGAACAAATAGTATCTTTTATAGAAACTACTATTAATAGTATTCAAGATAAAAAATGGTCTATAAAAAATTATATTGAATGGAAAAAGTGGACTGAAGGTGGGTAATGGATACAGTAGTATCAGTAAATAGATTAAATGATGTTTACGCAGAAATAGATTCAAACGAATTTTTTGCACTCAAAGAACTGGTAGAGTATTTTACTTTTAAAGTACCAGGCGCAGAATTTATGCCGACATATAGAAATAAAGTATGGGATGGGAAAATTCGTCTACTTAATCCTAACTCAAGAAAACTTTATCTTGGTCTTGTACCATTGGTGGAAAAATTCTGTTCTTCAAACAATTATAAATTCGAATATCCAAATTCATACCCAAAAATACCCATATCATCTAAAGAATTAGAATCATTTACAAAACTAGTAAATCCACATTCTGGAGGTAAACCGATTGGATACAGAGATTACCAGATTGATGCAATTAAATCATCTATAAACAAAGAGAGAATATTGTTAGTATCTCCAACTGCATCTGGCAAATCTCTCATAATCTATTCACTAGTTAGATTTTACAACATGCATCCAAATGTAAAGGGTAAACAAATTTTAATTATTGTACCAACAACATCTCTTGTTGAACAAATGTATGGGGATTTCAAAGATTATGGCTGGGATGTTGAAAGATATTGTCATAAAATATATCAAGGACAAGATAAGAGAACTAATAAAAAAGTAGTTATATCTACTTGGCAATCAATATATAAAATGGGTAGAGAATATTTTGACCAATTTGGTGTAGTTATAGGCGATGAATGTCATTTATTTAAGGCAAATTCTTTAAATAAAATTATGGAAAAAATGGTTAACTGTAGATATAGAGTCGGTACGACAGGTACACTAGACGGCACTAAAACTCATAAGTTAGTTTTAAATGGATTATTTGGTGATGTAGAACAAGTAACAACAACTAAAAAATTGATTGACAATAAAACACTTTCTGATTTTAAAATTAAATGTCTTGTTTTAAAATATAGTGACGAAGATAGAAAGTTTTGTAAAAAACATTGGAGTTCGGAACCTAATGCGGGCCCAATGAAATATTCAGATGAAATAGATTGGTTAATTACAAATCAACAAAGACAAAGGTTTATCACCAATCTTGCAGAATCATTGGATGGCAACACTCTAGTTTTATTTAATCAGGTAATAAAACAGGGTAAACCGTTACATGAGTCAATACAAAAAAAGGTGGCAGATGGAAGACCTGTTTTCTATGTATCGGGGGAAGTTAAAACCATAGAAAGAGAAGAAGTTAGAAAAATTACAGAAATTTCTGACAACGCAATTATTGTTGCATCTTATGGTACATTCTCTACTGGCATTAATATTAAAAAACTTCACAACGTTGTTTTTGCATCACCATCAAAAAGTAGAGTTAGAAATTTACAATCGATTGGTAGGGCCCTTAGAAAAGGAAATGGGAAAACTTCTGCAGTTCTATATGATGTTGTAGATGATTTAAAATATAAGACATATCTTAATTTTGCCATGAGACACTTTTATGAACGCATAAATATATACAATGAGGAAAACTTTGACTTTTCCATCCATGAAATAAATATGTATAAGGAAGATTAAATGTCAGAAATTGAAGCCGAATACAGAATTGTAAAATTTGTCAACGGAGATGATGTTATTTCTGAAATTAGAGGCCTTGAAGATACAACAAATGATGTTATCTTTTTGGTAGATGCATATCAAATCCAAACGTTTCAAGTACCTACATCCGAAACCCAAACAGTCGCACTAAGAAAGTGGGCTCCATACACAGACGATATCACTGTACCTGTTAGTTTAAGAAATGTTATTTCTATCTCAAGTGTAAAAAACGATCTACTACAATACTACATCAATATTGCCGAACAACAACGTGATTCTGGTGAACCGTTCATGGACGATATCGAGGAGTGTGGAGTACAAGAACTAGTAGATGCGGAAGAAACGGATTCTCTAACTCAAGATACATTGATAGAGATGTTGAAGGCAAGGAAAAGTACAGTTCATTAATGTATCTAAATGAACTATATTAATATCCTTATTATCAATGGTCACTGACCATTATACACCTTGTCAAGATAAAGTCAATACTTTTTTTGACTTGACAACAAAAAAATTTTATGGTATAGTGTATTAACTTTTTAAGGTGAATTAATTATGAAAAAGAAAAAACAACATTACGTAGACAACAAGAAGCTTCTGGTAGCTATGACTGAGTTCAAAGAATCAGTAGAATCTGCAAAACTCAATGAGACACCTAGGCCTAGAGTACCGCCATACATTGGTGAAAGTATAATGAAAATTGCAGAACATCTATCATATAGACCCAATTTTATCAATTACACATATAAAGAAGATATGATTTGTGATGGTATTGAAAATTGTCTTTTATATATTGACAATTTCGACCCAGAGAAAAGTAAAAATCCTTTCGCGTATTTCACTCAAATTATATACTATGCATTTATCCGTAGAATTCAAAAAGAAAAGAAACAGATGTATGTTAAGTATAAGTCTTTAGAAAATTCTGATGTGGTTGATGAGATTATGCAAACTAGTGATGGTAATCCTATGAAAAATAATTATTTGGATTTTATTCAAAATAATCTTGGTGACTTTCTTTCAGATTTTGAAGAAACACAAAGAAATAAAAAGAAAAAACGAGGTAGAAAACCAAAGGTCGAGAGTACTGGAGAATAGTATATATGAAAGTCGCTTTGATTACAGACACCCACTTTGGTGCTAGGGGTGATAGTATTTTATTTTATGATTATATGATGGAATTTTATAATAATGTATTTTTTCCAGAATTAGAAAAAAGAAATATAGATACAGTCATTCATCTTGGAGATGTTGTTGATAGACGTAAATTTATCAATTTTAATATCTTAACCAGAATGAAAAAAGAGTTTCTTGGAAGATTGCAAGAAATGAATATAACTACCCATATGCTGGTAGGAAATCATGATACATATTTTAAAAATACAAATTCAGTCAATGCAATGAAAGAATTGATTGATGCATCACATCCTAATGCTCCTATCATATATGAAGAAGTAGAAAACATAAAGTTATCAGATGGTACTGATATTCTTATGTTGCCATGGATCAATTCAGAAAACTATAAATCATCTCTTTCTGCAATCAAAAAAACTAAGTCTAAAATTTGTTTTGGACATTTAGAACTTGCAGGCTTTGAAATGATGAGGGGTCTTAAATGTGAAGATGGAATGGACATGAAACATTTTGAAAAATTTGATTTGACATGCTCTGGTCACTTTCATACAAAATCTAATCAGGGAAACTTACATTATCTTGGTACTGCATATGAGTTATTTTGGAGTGATTTTAATGACAGAAAAGGATTTCATATTTGGGATACAAAAACCAATGAATTAGAACATATCATCAATCCATATAAAATGTTTAATAAAATATGGTATGATGATAATACAAAAGTTACCGAAGATTTTTCGCATTTAAAAGACAAATATGTGAAGATAATAGTTAAAGAAAAAAGTAACGCATTTCATTTTGAACAACTTGTAGATCAGATGTATCAAGTTGGAGTCGGAGACCTTGCGATTGTCGAAGATGAGATTGATATTGATTGGGAAGATACTACCGATGAAGATCATGCAGAAGATACAATCGCTCTTTTGTCAAAATATATCGATAATTATGAATTAGAGGTTGACAAAACTAAATTAAAGGTTATAATGCAAGAACTGTATTCTGATGCACTGAGGGGAGAATGATTCGTTGATGTATAGTTATGAGTCCTTTATGAAGGACTGTTTTGGTGAATATGATAAACCTACAATAGAACAGTTTAGAGATGAATCTAGGTTGATATACAATGCTGGAGAAGTTACGTTACGAGATTTTTCTAATAAGTTAGATGATAGTGATTATAGAAAACATTCTTTCGATAACTGGTCAGAAATTCTACATCACGCATATATCACAAATTTTGAAAATATGATGAAGAAATGGTTTATTGCACATGCAGAATGTAATAATCCAGATAAGTTTCTTCGTTTCAATGTCGAGCCATCCAGATATAATATAGAAGATGGATTTATCATAGATGGACGAAAAGAAATCACAAGTGGTAGATTATTAAGAAATATATCATATAAAGGTATATACAAAGAAACAGGAAAAATTAATTCCAATGAAAAGGATACGATGTTAGGTGTCTTTGATAATATTATTAACAATAAATTTAGTGTGTCTGCTTTACTTACACCGAAAGTCTCTGACTTCCTCTCGTCAGGAAATTATGATAGTCTTTTTGCAATGCTTCGCGGCACCGCTAATCGTGCTTCTGTTTTTAATCCATACACTTATTCGTGGATATTAAAAAATGTATTTCCAGATGGTAAAAAACTTTTATCTCCAGTGATGAGTTGGTGTACTCCAGTGATTGGTGTTGCAAATTCTAATTATGATGAATTAGTTGCAATTGATGTAATTCCAGATGTTGTGAATAAGGCTAAAGAACTACACACTTATAGTGAAAATATGAGAAATACCTTTTTTGGTGATGATTCAAAATCTGGTACTTTCTTTTGTTGTCCATCAGAAAAACTTGATGAGAGGTACAAATTTAGTGAAACATATAAAGAATATTTTGATTTGGTGTTTTTTTCGCCCCCATATTATAATTTGGAAGTTTATACTGGAGGAGAACAATCCCACGAATCATGGCAAACCTACGAAGAATGGTTAGATGGATACTGGCGTCCTACAGTAGAATTATGTCATCGTTGTCTTAAAGATGGTGCGACTTTTAGTTTTGTAATTGTTGAAGATTATTCAGAGTTGAATAAAAAACGCATTCCTATTAGTGCTGATATGAAAAGAATTGCATCAGAATATTTTACTTATGATAAACTGATACATATTTCGTGGGGGGGTTTTAGTGCAGCCAAAAATTCTAATGAAAAAAGAAAAAACTTGTTAGAAAATGTACACATACTAAAAAAGGTATAATATGATTGAATTTCAAACAATTAGATGGAAGAATTTTCTATCTACAGGAAACAACTTTACTTCAGTAGATTTAAATAGATCACCAACTACGTTAATTCTTGGAACGAATGGTGCAGGAAAATCAACTATTCTAGATGCATTGACATTTGGACTTTTTGGTAGGCCTTTTAGAAAAATTAATAAACCACAATTGGTAAATTCGGTAAATGAAAAAGATTGTTTAATTGAAATAGAGTTTAAAATTGGTAGTAAGACATATAAAGTAAAACGTGGTATAAAACCCAATGTATTCGAAATTTGGAATACCTACAGTGGAGTTATGATTAATCAGGACTCTAAGGCAAAAGATTATCAGAAATATCTAGAAGAAAATATATTAAAATTGAATTATAAATCATTTACTCAAACAGTAATTTTGGGTAGTGCAACATTCGTGCCGTTTATGCAACTAAGTGCAGCTGACCGTAGAGATATTATTGAAGATTTATTAGATATTAAAATCTTTACGACAATGAATGATATGTTGAAAATAAAACAGATTGAACTTAAAGATGAACTATTTGAGAATGATAAGAATAGAGAATTAACTGATCAGAAAATAGATATGCAAGAAAGATATATTGAATCTGCTGACGCAAATAAACAAAAGGCTGTTCAAGAACATAAGGGAAAAATTGCATTAAAGACTATGGAAATCAATAGTCATATATCTGATGTAGAGGTATTTGGAAAACAGGTAGAAGATTTAAATGAAAGTATAAGTGATTTTTCTAAAATTAAAAAGAAACAATCTAAACTGGACAATATTGAAAGTCAGTTAATGTCTAGTTCTAAAAAACACACTAAAGACATTAAGTGGTTTGAAAGTATAGATTCTTGTCCAACTTGTAAACAGTCTGTCACAGAAAATCATAAAAAGAATATGATTAGTGATAAGAAGGAAAAAGTTGGTGAAATTGAAAATGCAATCACTGCACTATCTGCAGAGTTTAAGTCTGTTAATCTCCGCATGAATAAAATTACATCTATACAAGAAAATATATCTAATATAAATTCACAAATCGCAGAAAAGAATACAGTTGTTAGAATGTTACAAAAACAAGTTTCAGAACTAACAAATGAAATAGGTGTTATGGAAAATGACGATTCCGCATCGGTCACTAAGTTGAATAAAGAATTAAAAGACTTAAAGAAAACATTAAGTGAACACAATAAGATTAGAGAAGAACTTTTAACAAAAAGAGAATATTATACAGTATCTTCTGTTTTGTTAAAAGATACTGGTGTAAAAACATCTATCATCAAGTATTATTTACCAAAGATGAATAAATTGATTAATAAATATTTACAAGAGATGGATTTTTATGTCAACTTTACTATGGATGAAAAATTTAGTGAAAACATAAAATCTAGAGGTAGAGAAAACTTTTCTTATGCATCATTTTCTGAAGGTGAAAAGATGCGTATTGATCTTGCACTACTCTTTACTTGGAGAGCAATTGCAAAGATGAAAAATAGTGTTAACACTAATTTATTAATCCTCGACGAAGTATTTGATAGTAGTTTAGATAATTCTGGTACAGATGAGTTTCTTAAACTATTAAATACATTAGGTGGTAATAATGTTTTTGTTATTAGTCATAAAGGCGAAATACTTTATGATAAATTCCGTAGTGTGATTAAGTTTGATAAGGTTAAAAACTTTAGCCAGATTGTTGAGGAAAAATGAACAGTTTGATGTGTAAAGACTATAGAGAAGTAATCGAGGATTATTCATATGATTACATTTTTACTAGTCCGCCAGATTTTGAGGAAATTGGGTCTGATCCAGGCAAGCCCGAAGATTACCAAGATTTCCTTATTGAAGTTTTTTCGAAAGCGACACCGAAAAAAGGATTAATTACTGTTGCATTTACAGACAGAAAATACAAAGGAACTATTGTACCAAAATCATCCATCTTAAAACATTCTATGATGGCAATTGGATATAAATTGCAAACACATAAAATATGGGTTAAATCAACTAAGGTAGATTTGTTTAGATTGACATACGGTAATGTACTTACATTCGGTAAAGGTAAAACAAAACAGAATTTAGAAAAAGAATTTAAACCAGATGTGTGGATGGACGGTACAGATAAATATAAGAAATTTGCATATGGAATGCCCGTAAATGTACCCAGAAGATGCATTCTTAATTATACTGCAGAAAATGATGTAGTATATGACCCATTTATGGGTAGTGGTACAACTGCTGTTGCAGCACATAGGACAAATAGACAATATATTGGTTCTGAGTTGAGTTCGGAATTTCACCAACTATCAATTGAAAGAATTAATGAAGAAGGAACAAGAATGGATCAATTTCTATGACTTTAACAGGTGCATCCCAAAACATGCCATTTAATGTAGATATGGCATTGAAAGCTCAACAATATGGGCATCCAAACGTTTATCCGAATTCTGAATACATAAAACCACCATTAGAAAAGAAAAAACTGAGAGTGGTTGACCCTGCAACTAGAACTGAAATCAGTATTCAGAGATTTAAAGATATGCAAGAAAGAGTCGATGAACTGAGAGAAACATTACAGACTAATAAAAATGGCTTGACATATGATCGGGTTTCTGGTAATATAGAGGTTAAATCAGAAAAGATAGATCAAGGTCAAGTTGTGGATATTAGTGTATGAATGAGCAAGAACAAGTATTATATAATTATTTAGAGCAGTGTAAGAATTCAGATGGATTACCAGTTTTTGACAATCCATTGTTTTCTCATCTTACAGGCGAGTATGGTAGAGAGATGTTTCGTAAAGTACTTGCGGAATATATTACAACCGAAAAACCACCATTTCCGTTTAAAGAATTTAAATATGAAGATATGGTCAAATCTTTTAGAAAACTAAAAAAGACTGATTATTCCGATTATATCCAACCACAAGACCAAGTACAAAAAGAAGTCATGGAAAAGTATGATGACTATAAGTATTCATATGCAGATCATGGTTTGGGTATGGTTGATGTACCATCTACTTTCAATGAAGTAAGTGATTATTTTCACAATAAAGGACGTATGGCCTGTGGGTCGTATGGGTTTACTTCTCCAGTTGATAGGTGGAACAGTGGAGACAACATTTGGGGTGTGCTAGGCCCCATCTGGCGCGGAGTAAACGATAGTTGGGAGTTGACACCCAAACAGTACTTAATGGCATTTAGACTTGGTACATACATTGCCACGCAGTTTAAACCCATGGTCGCAAAAGTGTTTTATGAAATGACTTCTGCGAAAAGAGTTCTTGATACATCAATGGGTTGGGGAGATAGACTTGCTGGTTTCTTTGGGTCTAATGCAACACATTATATTGGATGTGATCCAAATCCAAATACTTTTGCAATCTATAAAATACAGGCAGAAGAATATTCTAAATTGATTGGTAATAAGTATACCATCACAGAGAAAGAAGATTATTTTGCATTGTATGGTGATAAAAAATCATGTGTATTTTATCGTAGTGGTGCAGAGAATTTACCATGGGATGAAATAACAGATATTGATTGTGCATTTACATCACCACCATATTTTTCTACAGAAAGATATAATGAAGGTGGTGAACATTCCGAAGATCAATCTTGGTCTAAGTTTAATGAATACAATGCATGGAGAGATGAATTTTACTTACCAGTTTCTACAAATTCATATAATTCATTACGTGAAGGTGGACATATGATGGTTAATATCATGGATCCGAAAATCAAAGGTAAAAGATATTATTCTGGTGATGAATTGGTCGACGAATTAAAAGATTCGTTTTTAGGACAAATTGGTATGCGAATCATGCAACGTCCACAGGGTAAAGCTGTCTTTTCTGATGAAAATGGTGACTTTGACAAAGAAAAAATGAATAATTTTATGAATAAACTTTACATGGAAAATGTGTGGACTTTTCGTAAGGGAAACAATGACTTAGACTTGTTTAGACACAAGAGAGTTGTAAGTTTGGATAGTTTCTTTTCATAATTGCTTGACATTACCATCGTAATACTGTATTCTTCTAGTATAAGTTGATTCGAAGGAGTAAAAATGTCTAAGGTATTCCATACAAAAGAGTCAAAGTCTCTTCTCGCAAAACTCATGTCCGAAGAAAATATTACGGTTCGTCATGAGAAAATCGAGACTGCATACTTTGATGTCAAAAATCGTGTACTCGCATTGCCTATCTGGCAAGATATGAGTAATGATCTATACGACCTTTTGGTTGGTCACGAGGTAGGACACGCTCTATACACTCCAGAAGAAGGTTTGTTGGAGGCAGTTGCTCGTTCAAATCAATCATTTGTTAATGTTATTGAGGATGCTCGTATTGAAAAACTCATGAAACGTAAGTTTGCTGGGTTGCGTACCTCTTTCATCAAAGGATATCAAGATTTAGAAGAACGTAATTTCTTTGAGATGAATGGTGTTTCTCCCGATAAAGTTGCCTTTATTGACCGTATCAACTATTTCTTTAAAACTGTAACTGCAAACCAACTACTCGCTCGGGATTGGTTTTCTGACGAAGAAATGGTTTGGGTAGACCGCATTTCTGCCGCAGAAACATTTCAAGAAGTTGATGATATTGCTGCAGATTTGTTTGCATATCTAAAAGAGAAACAAGAAAATCAACAGGAACAAGAACAGGAACAGCAGAGTCAATCTTCATCTGATGGTGAACAAGATAACAATTCTGAACAGTCTATGCCTTCACAAGGTAGTGAAGATCAACAGAATGATACTGACGGTTCTGGTGATGCAGATAGTGATGATGCATCAGAAGAAGATGGAGAAGATGAAACTAGTAACAAAAAAACTGAATCTAAAGAAGATACTGATGAATCTGAGGAAGAAGAAAAAAGTGAAAAGTCTGGTCAAAAAGAAGTAGACGAAAAGCTTCAATCACAAAGTGAACAAGATGGTTCTATACTAGGTGGTAAAGAAGGTGGTACTGGTGGTACTGCGATTGATGAACTCAAATCAAATACTGATGATGCAATGTCTCGTAATTCGCAAAACCTAGTTGATAGAAATGCTCGTGAAATTACTTATGTCAATAAAGTTAACAATGATGTTTTCAATCGCCATGTTAACGATTGGACAGTTGTTGTTGGTGAATTGGAATCTCAAATAGGTACAGTATCTGATATGATGCCGGATTTCAACTCTGATAACAAAAATGCAATTTCTTACTTAGTAAAAGAATTTGAAATGAAGAAGTCTGCTGATGCTCATGCTCGGTCTATGACTGCAAACTCTGGACAAATTAATGCGAGTAAATTGTGGAGTTATCAGATTAATGAAGATATCTTTAAAAAGAAAACAGTTTTACCTGATGGTAAAAATCATGGTATGATTATGTTTGTTGATTGGTCGGGTTCTATGCATGGTAGTCTTTATTCTACAGTGCGCCAGACTGTGACACTTGCAATGTTTTGTCGCCGTGTTGGTATTCCGTTTGAAGTTTATGGTTTTAATGATAATGGACGCAATGGTAACACAGACCAAATTGATAATAACAATGTTGGGGATATTATTATTGATAAAAGTTTAAATCTTCGTAATTATATTTCACATCGTATGAATGCTAATCAATTCAAAACTGCCTGTAACTTGATTTTGAATGTTGCACACAAAATTGATAACGACTACTGGAGTCAGACGTTTGTAAAAGATGGATTGTCTGGAACTCCTTTGAATGCCGCACTATGGTGTGCAGACGAAATCATCTATCGTTTTCGCCGTGAAAATGGTTTGCAAAAAGTAAACCTAGTTGTACTTACTGATGGTGAAAATGGTGGTTGGGATCAATATGTACAAGACTACGGTAGTGCAAAACATGTAACATCATTCATGACATATCGCCGTACTAAAGTTGTTATGACCGATAAACAAACCAATAAAGTTTTCACAAATAATGACGAAGATAGTACAAATTTCATTCTGCGTTTCCTACGTGAAAAACATAACATTAACGCAATTGGGTTTTATCTTGTTGGTTCTCGCCGTAGTGACGCTCGAAATGCAGTACAAAACTATGTTGCAAAAAATTACAATGATGTAACACCATTGGTTCGTCAACTTCGGAAGGATAATTTTCTTGTTAGTAAATCTACTGGTTATAATGAATATTATATTGTTAACGCAGTTGATGCAAAATCAACTGAACTTGAAGTTAATTCAGATATGACAAAAGGTCGGATTGCAAAAGCATTCGCCGCCCATAGTTCATCAAAGAAATCTAATCGCCAACTTTTGAATAAATTTGTCGATTTAGTTAAATAATTCGCCTAAAACGCTTGACATTGCCATGTAAATATGGTTCAATAGTAAAGTAAGAAGTGAATGATTCTGTGAAACCCTGTAAAGGATATATTATGAAAAACTTAGAAGCCCGTAAGCAGTTCTGTGAACTTGCAATGGATACTTATGGTACTGATACTTTGTCACGTACTCAAATCAACAATCTCGCTAAGGTACATCAGTTGCCTGACCCTGCATGGTTGAAGTCTGATAAGTATCGTGTTGCTCGCGGTAAATATCAGATGCCTTCTGATGAAACAACTAACATATCAGCCCCAGTGACAACTGCGCCTTCTAACAATGTAGTTAACATGCAAGTTGATTTGTCTTATACTGAAAACTTGGTTCCTGCAAAAGACCCCAGTTTTGTAAAGTTTGGTAATTTTGAAGATCTCAAAACTATCATTTCATCTAACATGTTTTATCCAGTTTTTATTACTGGTTTGTCTGGTAACGGCAAAACATTCGGTACGCAACAAGCTTGTGCTCAGTTGAAACGTGAATGTATTGTAGTACCTATTACTGTTGAAACTGATGAGTCGGACCTTCTAGGTGACAAAACTCTGATTGATGGTAATGTTTCTTTTGTGCCCGGACCTGTTATCCGCGCAATGGAACGTGGTGCAGTTTTGGTATTGGATGAAGTCGATCTTGCATCCAACAAAATTATGTGTTTGCAATCGATTGTTGATGGTAAAGGTGTTTACCTCAAGAAAGATAATCGGTTTGTTGAACCTGCGCCTGGATTTACTATTGTCGCAACTGCAAATACAAAAGGTAAAGGTTCTGACGATGGACGTTTTGTAGGTACTAACGTTATGAACGAAGCGTTTCTGGAACGTTTCAAGATTACTTTCGAACAAGAATATCCTAATCAAACTGTCGAGAAAAAAATCTTGACTAAAGTATTGGATACTTTCGGAATGGAAGATGATTCATTCATTATGAACCTGACCGTATGGGCACAAACTATTCGGAAAACTTTCGAAGATGGTGGTATTGATGATGTTATCTCTACTCGCCGTTTGGTTCATATCATTGAAACATATGCGATTTTTAAAGACCGTGTAAAGTCAATTGAATTGTGTACTAATCGTTTTGATGATGATACAAAATCATCTTTCGTAGACCTTTATCAGAAAATTTCTGATGATGGTGTATCAACAGAAGAAGTTACTGGTGTTGACCTAGACAAAGCCGATGGTGAAGAAATCCCATTTTAAGGAGTAAGAATTGATAGACTACAAATTTAATGAAGATGTGCTGCTGGATGAAATCCGGCAGTATATCGATAACACTTATAAAGGCCACTATTCAAAAACCACTTACCAATCGACCGAAGTTATTATGGGTCGAGGCCATGGTGAGGGTTTTTGTATGGGCAATATTGACAAGTATTCTAATCGTTATGGAAAAAAAGGTGATGAAGATGATTGGAGAAAAGACTTGATTAAAATAGTTCACTATGGTATACTAGCACTATACAATCACGATATAACTTATGGAGACAATGAAAATGAAAATCAGTGAATCGACCCAACTAGTTTTGCGAAATTTCGCAAACATCAATCAATCGCTTTTGTTAAAGCCAGGAAACAGAATTAGTACAATGTCTGTTATGAGAAACATTCTTGCATCGGCAGATGTAGAAGAAACGTTTCCAGTAGAGTTTGGTATTTACGATTTACCTAGATTCTTGGGTAACTTGTCTATATATCCAGAGTTGGAATTTAATGATAAGTATGTACTTATGTCAAACGGATCAAAAACATATAAATTTATGGCATCAGATCCATCTATCATTGTACATCCAACAACAACATTTGCGATGGATGATTCAGAACATAATGCACCAGATGCAAAAGAGGCCCCAGAGTATGATATTGATGTCACTCTTACTGGACCTGCTTTGTCAACTATTGCAAAAGTTGCGTCAATAAACTCTTTACCAGATTATGCATTGATGACCGAGGATGGTGTAATTAACTTTGTTGCTCTGGATAAAAAATCTGATACATCTGATCTTGCGAAAGAACCTGTTGGTAAATCTGATGCAGATTTTAAAATGTTTTTCCGCGCTGAAAACTTGAAACTTGTAGAGGGTGATTACAATGTACGTGTATCACGCCATAAGATTTCTACTTTCCGCCATCAAACAAAGGCCCTGCAATATTGGGTAACTCTTGAACAGGATTCGGAGTACAATGGGTAATGAAAGAACAATTCCTATGGGTCGAGAAATATCGGCCACAATCTATTGATGATTGTATTCTGCCAGAAGAATTAAAAGATACATTCAAAGAGTTTGTGGATAATAAAGACTTGCCTAACCTGTTATTGACAGGTGGGCCCGGCGTAGGTAAAACTACAGTTGCAAAGGCTCTGTGTCTAGAAATGGGCATGGATCATCTTCTAATAAATGGTTCGGAGGAGGGTGGTATTGATACCCTCCGAAATACTATTAGAAATTACGCATCCACTCCC